TAACCGATAAAGTTAGTGGTCATTTAAGCTCTATCACCCCCAGTATTTCTACTGTTTCGATAGAGTCTTCTAGGTAACTAGAAGCAGGTTTGCTAATACTGAAGGAGGACTAGTCACTCTCTCTCTATGGATTCCGTAATTGCGGGAACTGGGTTAAAACCTCAGCTCTTTGCTTTAAGGAAGAAATTATAGAGAGACTGGCTCTAACAGTGACGTGAGATTCAGATCGGATAAAAACCCGATCATCTCATGGGATGGCCATAGTTTTCAAAGCTAATGGTCATTCCTTCATTGTTAGTGCCTTCCGTGTCAGTTTTAAGTATAATTCCTCAATTCTTGAATAAGAATTCAAAATTGGAAGATTATAAATTAAAGGTAAACCACGACCAATTTTATCATCGGGTAATCCTGTAATTTTACATACGAGGTCTATAGCCATAGGACCAAGTCCTATGGATTTTCGACGCGTAGGTTTAATTGAGGGATTGCTGTTTGCAAATTCTTCAACTACTATATTCTCAAGAATGCTTTTACATTCGAGAGGAGAAAGTGGAGGAAGAAAGGTATAGCCGAGGGCCTCAAAAGCTTGAATAAGCTCTTGAGCCTCAAGGGAACCATTAATAATTTTAATTATTAATTCACAAACATATGATTTGACTTTTATATCTCGTTTGATACGAGATGGTAGAAGACGAACCATACCATAATAAAGTTGGACACCAGAGCTAATTCCGTTAACAAATTGAAAACCACGAGTCTCTCATTCTAACAATAAGTTCGTTAGTAAGTAATAATACTTACCTTCGTTTCTTAGCGCAGAAACTGGGAAACCTGTAATCTCAAAACCCTTTCAGAAGATACGTTTAGTAAATTCAAAAAAGTGTGCAGATTCATAAGACTTGGGTGCAGAAAATTCTACACCTAAGCTCAAAATAGTCTGCTTGTATAACTTGGCTAGATCCGGATCACCTATAACTATATCATCGCCGAGGAGAAAGTACTTTGACTTACGTCAAGAAATACCTAACTCCTGGCAGCAATAATATAGAATATAGTGATGTGCGAGTGCAAAGGAAGCGAATGATGAGTAAGCACCCATCGGATTACCAACCCCGTATTTTAACGTACGACTTTGGTAAACAAATGGGATACCTACCATCACTCTTTCCCAGGCGCTCACATAGAAATCCGGAAAACGTCCTCTTAGAACCAAAGATTCCACAGATATAGGGAAACGATCGGTTGCTGCCGTTAAATCGACAGAACAGAAATATTTCCAATCTTGGATCTTTGAAGAGAACGCCCCCTGGTCAAAGGTTACATCTTGGGAGATGCCTTTAAGAGTATTGAACAAATAAGAATGAAGTCCTCTTAGAACACTTTGTGAAAAGTAATCTAAGATGGCCACAATTCTTACCTTCAATTCCTTATCACCAAAAGATACTAACCGACGAA